GTTTGGCACTGTTGAGTGTACCTTTGAGGTCTTTGGCTACGGTTTTTAAATTTTTATCTATTTCCATTTTGCGTCCTTGCATTTATTTATTGACAAAATTAAGTGCATATATTATACTGTGAGATAACTAATAGAAAGTATTAATGAAAAAAGTAAATTACCTTAATAATAAAGACCTTTTAGATCAAATTCACAAGTCCAAAAGTTCATATTGCAGTTTTATAGACCCCAAATACTCAGACTACGACCTAATTGTCAAAGATATAGGCAGTATTAATATTAGAACTGTGGCCCAAGCAAAACGTAATAAAGCCAAGAAATTGACGCAGATAGATTACGAACAACGCAAAAAAGCCAATCCTAAAACTAAATTAAGTGAATGTGAAATAGATTATCGTAAGATACAAAAGGATGATTTGGTCTTTAGAGTTATGACCTATGAACACGTACCAGATGACCCTGGCAGAAAACGAAATCCAAGAACTGTTGCTGATAAAAAAGAAAAAGTCAACTTCCCACCATTCCAGCATTTCAAATATGATCGAAAAGGAAATTTGGTGTGCATTGGCAAAAGTCATTGGGAAGGTGGATTGCACAACGGTAGATTTAACAAAGAGGCAGGACAAGCCACCAACGAATTGGCACGTATGTGGATGAAATTGTGTGAGAGATATGCCACAAGAGGAAACGTGAGAGGTTACACATACAACGACGAAATGCAAGGACAGGCAATTTTACAATTGGCACAAATTGGATTGCAGTTTGATGAATCCAAATCTAATAATCCATTTGCATACTACACAGCGGCGGTTACAAATTCATTTGTAAGGATTATCAATATCGAAAAAAGAAATCAAAACATAAGAGATGATATTTTAGAAATGAATGACATGATGCCTAGTATGACTAGACAGACTCAAGAGACAAATCCGAAAACAAAACCTAGCCAGAATAAATTTGCCAAAAAGAAGAAGAAGTAGTTGACACGACAGCATTTTTAGTTTATGCTGTAGACAAGTAGGAGAATTATTTTGTTCAAGAAATTAGCGGTTTTTACTGACATACACTTTGGTTTGAAATCCAACTCAAAGTTACACAACGACGATTGCGAAGAATTTATAGACTGGTACATAGACCTTGCGAAACAGCATGGCTGTGAAACAGGAATGTTTTGTGGTGACTGGCATCACAATAGAAACAGTGTGAACATAACCACCATGGATGCTTCTATTAGAAGTTTAGAAAAAATAGGAAAGGCGTTCGACAAATTTTATTTCTTTCCAGGCAATCACGATTTATATTACAAGGACAGCAGAGATATTCAGTCAACTGAATTCGGAAGATTTATTCCAGGCATAACAATGGTAAATGAAATTACAAAGATTGATGATGTTGTAATGGTTCCTTGGCTTGTTGGTAATGAATGGAAAAAGGTTGGCAAGATGAAGTGCAAATATATGTTCGGACATTTTGAACTGCCAAACTTTTTTATGAATGCAATGGTTGAAATGCCTGACACAGGAGAATTGAAAGGTAGCGATTTTGTTGCACAGGAATATGTGTTCTCTGGACACTTCCACAAAAGACAATTTAAAAATAATATTCATTACTTGGGTAATCCATTTCCACACAACTACGCAGACGTAGATGATGATGAACGTGGCATGATGATACTAGAACATGGCAAAGAGCCTGTGTATTTTAATTGGGGCAACTGTCCCAAGTACAGAAATGTAAAATTAAGCACATTGCTGGATAAGACAAAAGAAATAATGAAAAGCAAAATGCATTTAAGAGTTACATTAGACATAGACATTAGTTTTGAAGAGGCAAGTTTTATTAAAGAAACATTTATGAAAGAATATGGATGTAGAGAAATCACATTGATTCCAAACAAGAAAGACGAAGAAATCAATACTGACATAGACATAACAAAGTTTGAAAGTGTTGATCAAATTGTTTCTAAAGAAATTGAATCAATTGAATCTGATGCATATGACAAACAAGTACTACTAGGTATATTCAGAGATCTAAACAATGATACTAATTAAAACACTTACAGTCAAAAACTTTATGAGTGTGGGTAATCAGACCCAAGCCATAGATTTTCAGCAAAAACTATTAACACTTGTACTGGGTGAAAATTTAGATATGGGTGGTGATGATGCTGGTTCACGTAATGGTACAGGTAAAACAACCATTGTAAATGCTTTATCATATGCACTTTACGGCGAAGCATTAACAAAAATACGTAAAGACAATCTAGTAAACAAGACCAACGGCAAAAGTATGTTGGTCACAATTACATTTGAAAAAGAAGGAAAGAAATATAAAGTAGAACGTGGTAGAAAGCCTAACGTAATGAAATACTTTATTGATGACCAAGAACAAGAATTATCAGATGTAAGTCAGGGAGATTCACGTAAGACACAAGAAGACCTAAACAAAATGATTGGTATGACTCCAAGAATGTTCAAACATCTTGTTGCACTTAACACATACACACAACCATTTTTAGCACTACATCATTCAGAACAACAAGATATTATAGAACAACTGCTAGGTATTCAGTTGTTATCTGAAAAAGCAGAAATACTAAAAACAAAAATTAAAAGAACTAAAGAAGATATTGCTATGGAAACAGCAAGATTAGAAGGTTTGAAAATAAGCAATCAGAAAGTTGAAGAAACAATTCAAAGTTTACATCACAAAAGCAGTGCTTGGACAACACAAAACAAAGATGATATTGAAAAATTAAAATCAAATCTCAAAGAATTAGAAAATGTTGATGTTGAAAAAGAATTAGAAGCACACAAAATACTAGATGATTGGCACAAACTGGACAAAGAACAAAGACAATTACAAAAAGACAAAAGTAATTTGGAGGCAACCATTGTACAAGCAGATAAAACTGCAAAAAAATTAGATAAAGATTTAAGCAAATTACATGAAAAAGCCACTTGTTATGCTTGTGGGCAAGACTTACCACAAGAAAAAATAGAAGAAATGCAAAGAAAATTGGAAGAAGAATATGGTGAAGCAAACAGTTATGTTATGGATCTGCAGGAACAAATCGATCAAACAGAAAAAGAATTAAAAGAATTGGGTGATCTCACTGAAAAACCAAACACGTACTATGACACAATTAAAGAAGCATATGAACACAAACAATATGTGGGCAACATAGAAACTGCATTGAAAAACAAACAAAAAGAAACAAATCCATACACAGATCAAATAGATGAATTACAAAAACAAGCACTACAAGAAATAAATTGGGATGAAGCAAACACATTACAAAAACTAAAAGAACATCAAGAATTCTTGTACAAATTGTTGACAAATAAAGATTCCTTCATAAGGAAAAAGATAATTGATCAAAACCTGACCTTCTTGAACAACAGGTTAACACACTACTTGGATCAATTGGGACTTCCACACTTGGTCACATTCAAAAATGATTTGAGTGTGGAAATCACTCAACTCGGTCAAGACTTAGATTTTGACAACTTGAGTAGAGGTGAACGTAACAGATTAATACTAGGTATGAGTTTTGCATTCAGAGATGTATGGGAAAACTTGTATCAAAATATTAATCTGTTGTTCCTAGATGAATTGATAGACAGTGGTATGGACAGTGCAGGTGTTGAAAGTTCGTTAGCAATATTGAAGAAAATGAGTAGGGAAAGAGGCAAAAACATATTCTTAATCAGTCACAAAGATGAACTGGTTGGTCGTGTAAACAATGTATTGAAAGTGATCAAAGAAAACGGATTCACTTCTTACGCAAATGATGTGGAGACATATGAGCATACAAGATGACACACATGACAAGTTGACCAAAGCCTACATGGCGTACTTCAAGGCAAACGAGCAGTTCGCGAAGAGGCGAAGCCTCGCTACCAAAGTAGCCGCCAGAAAGGCGCTCGCGGAAATTCGAATTTTGGCCCGAACACGCAGAAAAGAACTCACAGCAGAGTTTGAAGACAGTAGAAATCAAAAGACACACAACCAAAAATAGTACACGGTAAGTATTGGTATGGCATGGACATACCAAGGAAAACCCATAGACACACTGCCAGAACACTGTGAAGGCTTTGTGTATCTCATTACCAATACAACCAACGGTAAAAAATATGTGGGCAAAAAACTGGCAAAATTCAAGAAGACACGTCCGCCACTCAAGGGAAGAATAAACAAACGTAGAAGCAAAGTCGAAAGTGACTGGAGAGACTATTGGGGTTCCAATGATCATTTGGTTGCTGACGTCAAGGCACTAGGGGAAGACAAATTTACTAGGGAAATACTTTACATATGCACCAACAGAGGCACAATGAGTTACTTGGAAGCCAAGGAACAGTTTGACAGAAGAGTGCTAGAGACAGACGAATACTACAATGGCATAATAAACGTTCGCGTAGGCGGATCCAAAGTCCTAAAAGAAGAATTGAAAACACACAAGGCCACATAGCAACACCACTGATAGAGATATCCAGGAAATGCAGTCGATGAGACGTTAGGTGAATCCTGAGTTGCAAGTAGAGTGCTAACTGAAGGCACAAAAGAAGATGCTCTGTGAAAAAGATACAACATCAAGACTGCACACTTTGTTTGCAAAGGGTGATGCAGTTTCCCGTGACTATGAAGTCTGGAATAGGGAGTTGGCGGGTCACCGCTTCCGTAGAAAATTTCCTCTTGCAAAATGGCGGAGTCATCTCGCATGATGTTCATACTTTTCCCTAACGGGTGAAGTATGGATCAAGTATCTGCATGATGCAGGCACATAACTTCGTTATGTTGATTGCTTAATTGCGAAGCAGAACGACGCAGTCGTTCTTAAACATTAGGATCAAAAGTATCACAGTCCAACCACAACTGTCTATCAGGATTGCAACTGTTCGCACATTTCAACTTTGTGTGACTCCAATTCCTGACTTCCAACTCTTTCAGGACAGCATCGCTGTAAACATATATCGTATCCGGATCCATCTTCAGAACCTGTTTTACCGCGTCCTTGTCAGGACGTGATTCATAAGTCTGCACGTCATCCACGAATTGCACCTTGCCGAAATCTCTGGCGTACTTGTCTCCGTGGAGCCAAGTCAATGTACCTAGGTCCCTGCCCATGATACGCAGTTCTTCCGCTTTGTGTCTCCATTCGATGTTCTTGAATCCCAACTCCGCTAACCTATCGTAGGTCTTGGCGCCTACGGCGAGGACCTTCTGGTCCAATAGTGGCTCCAGCGAGTGTTGGTAATGATTGACAGATTCTATGTGAGTGATTATTAAGCCTTGCGGCTTGGCGGGATCGTGGTCCACTGTATAAGTCTTCATACAGGGAAGCCACACGTCGTCCTCATTTAACTCTGTGGGTCGAGTTATTTGTGTGTAAACTATCATACAAGAATTATTTAGAACAGATGGTTTAGTCATTAAAAC